AATGGTGCCCCCACATGGACTTGAACCAGGAACCTGCGGATTATGAGTCCGTCGCTCTAACCAATTGAGCTATAGGGGCAGTAATGGTGCCTCGGGCCGGACTTGAACCGGCATAGCCTAAGCCGACAGATTTTAAGTCTGTTGTGTATACCAATTTCACCACCGAGGCATATGATTGGTGCGGAATGAGAGGCTCGAACTCCCGACATTCGCCGTGTAAAGGCGACACTCTACCGCTGAGTTAATCCCGCACAAGTTTTTAAAGATCATGGTCGGGATACAAGGATTCGAACCTTGGACCCTTAGCTCCCAAAGCTAATGCTCTACCAGACTGAGCTACATCCCGAGTATTCTTCATTATTATATAATATGCTTAATTAATATCAATTTAATTGGGCTGGCTGGCGAGGCTGGGATCGAACCAGCGACCAGGTGATTAACAGTCACCTGCTCTACCTCTGAGCTACTCGCCAACGTGAAAATATTTAGTATATAAAAGAAAAGGGCGATATTTCTATCGCCCCCAAATCCTCTGGAGTGGATTTATAAAAACACCTATCAGGCGTTCTTTGCTTCCTTATTGCAACGATCTAATACATAACGGCGTGCAACTTGTAATTCTGAATTGTTTAAAAAACCATCAGCATTTTTATCTGCTCTTTCGTATAAACTCTTGCTTACTTCACAAACTGCTGTGATTTCAGCAAAGTCTACCTTTGCGTCACCGTTCTTGTCAAACTTTGATACACGGTCCTGTGCCATTGCTGTGACAGAGACTAGTGCCAAAAAACCAATAACAAACTTCTTCATTTTTAAACTCCTGATAGGTATGGCGCGAAACGCGCAAATGTATTTATACGAGTTGGCCAAAAAGTATAACTTTTGTACAGTAAATAGGCTGTACAAGATTGAATGACTATCGTTCGTAAGAATGGTGCCCACTGAGAGATTTGAACTCCCGACCTACTGATTACAAATCAGTTGCACTACCGCTGTGCTAAGTGGGCGTGTTACTATTTACATAATTAGTATACAACTATTTTTTAAATTCCGCAACATTTAATGCAATAATAGTTTTTCGCTTTGCAGATAAGTTGGGAGGACTTCTGTGTTTCAGCCACCCTGAAAAAACTAAAAAGTCTCCTTCATTTACATCTAACTTTATTGGATTACCAAAAAAATTCTCAAATTCGGTCTTAGGACCATCTATAGGTAATTCTGCATAATATATAATTGCCCATCTAATTCCTAAATGTTCATGGTAATCATAATAATTTAGTTTATAGTACTGATGGAACCATCCTTGTGTTATACGAAAAATAGAGTCTTTATTAAACTTTGTCAAATCTGTTACTATTTCATCTACATATGGACTAAGAATTTTGTAATAGTTATTAGTGTTAGCATCAACAAAATTTTTTTGAAAATAATTTACATCTTTGTTGGTATGCCAATCAGATTTGTAAACATTTTCCATATCTTTCAAAATCTTTCCTCCAGGAGAATCTTGTAAAACTTCTAATATTTTATTCTTAAGTTCTACAGTGTTTTCAGGTCTGTAAATATAATAAGGTATCTCAAACTTACCAGTCGTCTTTAGCATAACACCCTACTATGTTTAGGTACTCCTGCTAACAAATATTCCATTTGATCAACAAGAATATTTCTATTTTGTAATATTAAATTTTCAAAGTGATTAGGTATATAGGGTATATAAACTAATTCAAGTTTTGCTTCTTTAAGGCTTTTACTACCCTTATGTGTATTACAACGCTTACATGCGCTTACAACATTCATCCAATCATCTGATCCGCCTTTGCTACGTGGCACAATATGGTCACGACTTAATTGTCCAGAACTAGGAAAATGTCCGCCACAGTAAGCACAGATATGACGATCACGACCAAACAGTGTTTTGTTTGTTAGTGTGACACGACCTTGCCTCGCAGGATTATAGCCATGGCCCTTAATAGCTATGATGCTTGGTGTTTCTAGAAATGATTGCTTACCATCATTTTGAAAGCCACCGCGGTATTTTGCAACTACCTCTCCTAGTGACCATGCAACTGCATTTTTAGCCTGGTATACGATTGCCATGTCATGGCTGACCCATTGTCTGGGAGTTCCGCCTACATCTAATGCCAACACTGCCATATAGTCCTCTTACTTATTTACCTTTTTTAAAAAATCTCTACGCACCAAAACTTCACGTTTAGTACCTTCTTTTAGCAACTTTAAATATGCTATGCCATCAATAAATTTTGCATTATATTTACCATTACTAATAAATCTTTCTTTATTGTAAATATTTTCATAAACTGCCTGCTTCATTATAAATCTCCTATGTATGGTGCCCAAGAGAGGACTTGAACCTCCATGCCTTTCGGCAGTGGCTTCTAAGACCACCGTGTATACCATTCCACCACCTGGGCAAATACTCCTCTCTGTTTATCTTTACACATTACATATAATAGCGGACCAACATAGACTCCAACTACTATGGCAATGACTGCTGCAAGTTGTAATCCAACTGCATCCAAATGTCATAATCAACTCCTATTTAAATATTATATTATATTATAGATCAAATCAAATGATTTGTACCCATTTTACTGATCTAAATATCAACATGAACATTTTAGTTATTTGTAGGTTGCGCACTAGGTCTACTTATTTCTTAAAAACCATGTGTAATCATTATAATTTACACAACTATAATGAGGACTACTTTACTCTTCCTACCTCGTATTCCTGTGCTTTACAATATGCTAATTTTACCCCAATTTTTTATCAAAGACATCAACATAATTGGGGGAAATATAGCGAGAAATTTCAAGAGCGCACTAATAACTATTTTACAAAAAACAATTTTGGAATAAAATTATTTAGTAAAATGATTTCGTCACATCCGGTATTTCTACATTCAGATCAATTTAAAAATGCACAAATTATGCCTAATCTAAAAAAAAGTTGCAAACTTGAGTTATATGACAGTGTTTATTTTTTAGACCGAAATCTTGTTGAAAGTGTTGCAAGTTATGCATATTCCTTGATTGTGGGTAAATCAATATATAAAGAATATATTGTTGGAAAAATTGTTGAGTTCACTAACAATTTGTACCCTGCTGTAAATTCTTATATTTTAGATTATTTGATACAACGAAAAATAGAAAAAATTCTACTAAAATATAATATACCTTATACATATCTTGATTATAACGATATTCCTAACTTCTTAAGAAATTATAATCAATCAATAGATATGCCAGTAGACACAAAATACAATTACAAAAATCTCATAATAAATTATGATGAATTAGTAAATTATACTAATACCATTTATTCACAATTACAAGAAACTATCGATCTTTGAATCGTCGTTGATATTCTTCTTCGGCGTGTTTCTGAACGTTGTCCTCATCCAACTTGAATTCTTCTGCTACTTCGCGCATGGCGCTGAAAAGAACTCCCATTTGTTTTTCTAAGTCTTTGGTTGTCTTAGATTTTTCAATGGTATGCACATTTCTTGTGCAGACGCTAGCCAAACGATTGGCTTCGTCAGTCAAATAAATTAGTGCTAACTGTTTACTATCCATCATAATTATTTTACCTTTTTTTCAAAAATTTTGCGTTTTTCTTCTACAATCTTTTTATTGTATAGATCATCGGCTGCTGATCTTGCTTCCTCTTCAGTTCTAAAGTTATCGTAAAAACACCAATTCCAACTAAAGTTAAATTTGTTTTTTGGTAAATACTCAACTTCCCAATCTTTACCCGGAGGTTGCGCACGACCAAGATTATGTACAATACGAACACGACCAATGTGTATAGTTTTCACATAAGTTTGTGAAAAGGGTCCTTCGTATTTTATTAAGTGTTTACTCATAAATTTGGAGCGGTGTAGGAGAATCGAACTCCTTTGACGAGCTTGGAAGGCTCGGACACAACCAATATGCCAACACCGCACATACTCATACTTATATTGAAGTGGCGACCCCGAGAAGATTCGAACTTCTGACCCACAGCTTAGAAGGCTGTTGCTCTATCCCCTGAGCTACGAGGCCGAATTGGTAGGACCTGGGAGATTTGAACTCCCGACCAATAGATTAAAAGTCTACTGCTCTACCAACTGAGCTAAGGTCCCGTAATCTCTCAAATGTACAATCATTCTATTGAAATTATAAATGTTTCATCGGAACTTGTCAACTATAAACGTATAAATAAATCAATGAAAATTGCTATAATCGGGTCGGCTCGTTCACGTAGCACCTTGTTAGTTGAAATTATTAAATTTCAAAATCTTAACATTCCTTGTTATTATGAATATTATACTTATACTAATCCCCTATTAAAACAATTACCCGATCTTACAACTAAATTGTTTAGTAAAGATAATTTTATCATAAAAATTTTAGGACATAATTTAAAAAATAATGAAGTTAGCGTATTAAATCTTGAACGATATGATCAATTACATCTAATAGAACGTCATAATTTTTTTTCTCAGTGTTGTAGTTTACAGGTTGCTGCTGATACTAAAATTTGGCTCTCCTTTAATAATTTAGCAAAATATCAACCTATTAAGTCAAAAAAATATCATTTACAAAGTAATTTAATTAATTGGATGGCTCAAGATATTGCTAATTACTTAAAAATAAAGCAATTTTTAAATCAAAAAAATATTAGTTACAAGTTATACGATTATGATTCAATTTTTAGCGAAAAAGTAAGTAATACAGTATTACAAGATCCTAAACTTAATTACAAACAAATCATTCATAATTACGATTTGCACGATCAAATCAATACAGTTTTTAATAAATATTTTTCCTATGATAGTTGTCTACACAATGTTGAAGATTTTACATTAGAAGTAAACCAAATTATAAAATAATGGTGCCACGGGTCGGAATCGAACCCACGTATAAGAGGATCACAACCTATGGTCTTAACCGCTTGACGATAGTCACCGTAATGAAATACTAGGCAATTTTACTTTTGGGTAAATGATATTTAAGTTAGCCTTCCTAACTAACCCTAGTGACTTTTCAAATATTTCAATAGATAGTTATGATAATATTAAGCGGTTGGATAGATATAGTATTGTTGTAATTCTGGACGCAACGGACTATCCCATTCGCCTCTCTTACACTTGTCTACAATTTCTTGCGGACATCCTGCTTCTTCCAGTTCAGCATGTGAACTTAATTGATAACTCTTACTACGTGGTTGCATCATGCAAGGCTGTGGATGCATTACCCATTTCCATTCTGGGTTGTCTTGTGCTGGACTATAAAGTACATCATTATATCCACGTCTTACATATATAGTATGTCCCTTGTCCGGTGTTGCATATAAATTAAATGTTGGAGCCTTACTAGTTTGCCAATCAGATATCCATATAGTGGCACAATCATGTCCTTCTAATACATATTGACTACGCTGCAAATGATCAAGATACTCGCCATCTTTGCCCAATCCATGCAAACAAGGCGATTTCCAATTTTGCTCAGGATGTTGAACAAATAAATCAGGATGTTGTTGATAATAACCGTATTTTTCGCCGTATTGTTCGCTGATCCAATACTTTTCATTATTATTCCATTCATAAGTAGAAACATGAGTTACAACATTATTATAGGTTTTAGTATAACCTTTAGTACCGCCTTCTATTGCTTCATATTCTAAATCGTCAGCAATTTTGATATACAATTTTTGATTTGGTATATCATATGTCCAATCTAAAACTAAATCAGGCTGGCTCATATTAAATTAGGATTTTTAGTTTTGGGATAGACGTAATATTTCTGCAACTCTGGATGTTTGGGAGAGTCCCATTGTCCATTCCTACATTTCTCAACGTCCGCAGCAGGACATCCTGCTGCTAATAATTCGTCATGGTCACTTAAATTATAACTTTTCGATTTATATTGCATATTGCATGGTTGAGCATCATCTAACCAATATAAGGATTCATCTTGATCTTTCTCAGGATGTTTTACATCGCGTGTAGCAACTCTTTTATAAATTGTTAATCCTTTATCGGGAGTTGTAAATAAAGCACTGTTTGCTTCTATACCGACATTACCTAAACTATTAAATGTAGGGGTTAATATAGAAGCCATGTCATGACCTTCCATAATAATTTGCATTCTTTGTAAACTATCTAAAAAATTGCCGTCAGGACCTAATCCAAATCTGCAATTTTCTTCCCAATCAAACTCAGGATGTTTTTTTGTTCTTGTATCGTCGGGTTGGTAATAGCCATGTATATCCCCATAGTTTTCACTAATCCAGTGCTTTTCCGAGTCCCATAGATCAGCCTCGATGTTTGTTACCTGCCCTTTAAAAGTTTTGCTAAAGCCTTTAGTTCCCCCTTCAATAGCAACATATTCTAAATCATCAGCAACCTTTGTAAAAAGTTTCTGATTTGGTATATCATATGTCCAAAATAATACTAAGTGGGGCTGGCTCATTTTTATATCCTCTATCTATTTATCATAATTATCATATTAATGTTGCTACTGCATAGAATCTAATCTACAAATAACGTGTTTAAAACCTATGGTTTTAACTACTTGATGACAGACATTATTGGTAGCAGTGGTGTGATTCGAACACACGATCTATTCCGTATGAAGGAAGTGCATTAGCCGCTATGCTACACTGCCATAAATTGGCGACCCGTACCGGACTTGAACCGGTGGCCTCATGCGTGACAGGCATGCGATCTAACCAACTGATCTAACGGGCCTTTATCTGGCGGAGTGTGATGGATTCGAACCATCGGTACTAATTACTTAGTACGACAGGTTAGCAACCTGCTGCTTTAGACCTCTCAGCCAACACTCCTAAACTGGTGGGACAACATGGGCTTGAACCATGGACCTAAGCGTTATCAACACTTTGCTCTACCAACTGAGCTATTGTCCCTATATAATAATTGGATCAGGAAATACAGGCACACGTTCAATCTCCGGCGCTTTTTCATTTAGTATGTTTTCTTCGAGCCATACAATACTTACAGTCTGCTGACCATTATGCTCTGTGAATTTATAGCAACCCTTGCGAATTACCATATCATCAACAACTGCATAGACAAACTGACCTGAATGTTTTTGTGGGCAATCCGCTTTTAGAAAAATCATTCCCTCATTTTGCTGTTCGCCTTCCTGAACATGAATAACATCGGATTGTGGAATATCTATTGGCATAATTAACTCCTATAATTGGTGGGAAAGGAAGGATTCGAACCTACTCAGCCGATTGGCGACAGATTTACAGTCTGTTGTGACTCTCCAACTTCACCGCTTGCCCGTATAAGTTGCTCCTCCCCTGCGGCGGTAACTATAGCACGTTAAGTATTGAGTTGCCTTTACAGGTCTCAATACCATCACACATGCCTCCATCCGCTTCACGACCCAGGGGAAGTTGTCGCATTGCCAGCGCCCTTCACTACCTAAGGGTAAGGTCCTGTGAGTCATAATCTCACTTCTCATCGTGCGGACGCACACTATCCGATTATTAGTCGGAACGTTCTTGGAGTGGAAGGTCGGATTCGAACCGACGGCTTTAAAGTTTTGCAGACTTTTGTATTGGGCCTCTCTACCACTTCCACATAATTTGGTAGCGGGAGATGGATTTGCACCACCGATCTTCAGGTTATGAGCCTGACGAGTTGCTACTTCTCTATCCCGCAACATAAAATTGGTGGACCTGACAAGGATCGAACTTGCGACATCCAGCTTGCAAAGCTGGCGCTCTCCCAACTGAGCTACAGGCCCTTATTAAGGAGTGAGAGTGCTATCATGTCCGTTTAAGGGCAGAATGCCCTCTGTTGTTTCCAGTGCCACCACAGCACACCCTAAATATCGGGAAGAACTAACTAACAGATGAGTAAACCCTCGATAGCCAGGTAGTTGGTTAAACTTCTCGCTTTCGGACTCTCACATAAACTATATATACTAATAAAAAAATTTGTTGTAAAAGGCGTGGGCTAACCCGTGCCATCAAGGCAACTTGGCTTAATTTCATCTATACCCCCACGCAGTATAGACTATTCTGTTCACCTCATAGTGTATTCGTGCTACCCACAGACAACCTCGCACTCTGTACAGATGTTTTACCGTATAATCATTCCCTACTACATCTAAGGACGGGATGATATTTGGCTGAGGAGCATGGATTCGAACCACGATAAGCAGGATCAAAACCTGCTGTCCTGCCGTTAGACGACTCCTCAATTAAATGGTACCGGATGACGGAGTCGAACCGCCGCTTACGGTTTTGGAGACCGCAGTGCTTCCGTAACACTTATCCGGTATAAAATTGGTGAACCCAAGGGAATTCGAATCCCTATTGCAGCCGTGAAAGGGCTGAGTCCTAACCGTTAGACGATGGGTCCAAAATGATAGTCGCCCCACGCCCGCGATCTATCTTGATATGTCCTATTTAACATATCTTACCAGCAGAATTCGTGGTGCCCCAGAGAAGGTTCGAACTTCCGACCTAATGATTACTAATCATTTGCTCTACCAACTGAGCTACCGGGGCACTATATATAAAACTTTTTAGGATTTTACTAAGGAGTTTTCGCCTTCCCTTTGATCCCCTATACCGCCCGTATGCGAAAATTTAAAGTGCCTCGCGGAGCCTCGTTCCCCATTGCACTAAATTACAATTATATACTAATTCAAATTAAAGTCAATATACAGAAAACAAAAAACCCCGGGTTTTTATGCCCGGGGTATTAAGTCTTTGTAAATCAATAACTTACACTCCGGTTATCCTATTGCTCCTGTATATTCTGCTGGACTATAGGCGCATAGGCATTTACCCATTTTACTGGTAAATATTCTTTGCCATATATGTAAGTTACCGAACATGACTTTATTTATGACCTGTAAAAATTACTTGGCTGATGCGAAATCTGGAGTCTCAACAACTGCATCTCCAGATACTGCTTCAACTGCTGGCGCTGCTTCTGGAGCCGCTTCAACTGCTGGAGCATTAGGATCACATGGTTCTCCGTTACCGTCTACATAAGTAGGTACATCAGTTGGGACACCTGCTACCGAATTTTCTCGGCATTCACTCTGTTGTGATTTATCGTCAAGTACTTCGACTTCTGCTTCTTTATTATTAAAGCAACCCACTAGTGCTAGTGCTGCTACGCCTGCTACAACTACGTTCTTCATTTGTTTCTCCTAATTTTTTAGAACAGTTTTAACTGTACGCTATATTTATATCACTGTTAAGCGGAGTTTTAGTTTTTAATATTAGCATACAGATTGCATATTAGCATCTTTACGTATTCCCCACTGGTATAATTTGATATCTACTTTACAAATATCTTCAATAAACACGATGTAAAAATAAAAAAAATTAAATGCGCAAGCGTATAATTAAATATTGTCATGGATTACGATGCATTTAGTCATGGACAAGTTCTAAGCAAAATTTGGATATGTGAAGAATTAGAAAAATACATACAAGATAAAGCCCGTATAGTAGTTTTAGGTTGTTGGTACAATTTAACAGCATTTATTTTATTTTCCAGAAATCACGAAAAATACAATAAGATAGATGGGATAGATTTCAATTTTGAAAATATTGGAATGGCGGATAAAATAAACAACACTTGGAAAATAGAAAATAAATTAGATTCTTATTTTGCTGATGTTAATAATACATTTTATCAAAATTACGATGTAGTAATTTGTTCCAGTGTAGAAGATATAAAAGGCAACACTTGGTTTGAAAGAATTCCCTGTGGTCATTTAGTTTGCTTACAAACATGTAATCTTACCTCAAAGCAAACTAAAAAATATGATAATTGGAATATTGTTAATGCTACAAAAACATTAAAAGAATTTAAAACAAAATATCCTTTACAAAAAATAATATTTGAAGGCTCTAAAAAATTTGATTATCAAGATTTGAAATATAGCCGGCATATGCTAATAGGAATAAAGTGACTTAAATGGATTTCTCAGTTTTTTCTCATGGACAAATACATAGTAAATTATGGCTTTGTGAACAATTGGAACCATATTTGCCTAATGATGCAAGGGTAATAATACTAGGATCTTGGTATAACACCTTAGGTTTTTTACTTTTAGTAAGAAATTCACACAAATTAGAATTACTTACTGGTATAGACTTTGAAAATGAAAATATAAAGATGTCTAACAAACTTCTGGATGCTTGGCTAATTGGCAACGATGTTAAAGTTAAAAATATTTGGAAGAGTGCTAGTCGATTAACAGAACAAGATACTGAAATTTATCATATTGTCATTAATACAAGTTGTGAACATATGGAAGATGAATGGTTTAACCAAGTAAATCTAGATCAACTAATATGCCTACAGACTAGTAACGTAGTGCATGATCATGTTACATGGGATATAATTAATCCTAATCCAGATATGGAAACGTTTAAAAAAAAATATCCTTTGAGTCAAATACTTTATGAAGGAGAAAAAGTTTTTGATTACGGGGAACTTAAGTATAGCAGATATATGCTTATAGGAAGGAAATAATTATAAAGGTGCTACCTTACCAATAGCGTTGATTACTGAAGCAATTTTTCCTACATGCTGCAACTGCTGAACTGTCATACCTTCTTGCTTAAGAACATCATAATGATTCTTCACACAGTGTGAGCATTTACCAACAATGCTAGCACACAATGCAAACATTTCAAATTGAATCTTAGTAACGCTAGCATGATTCATATACGCTTGCATACGAATGCCAGGTGGAGTATTTTTAAGATCGCTATCCCCTGTCATTTCGACAAAGGGGTAGTAAACATTATTCATACCCATAAGGCTAGCAGCAGTCTTGGCTGCATTTGCTACAGTAGTATTATCAACTAATACACTACCGCTTTCAATAGCATATGCTAACTCACCATTTCCTGCTGTAATAGCAGCAGCATATGCACAAGCATGTAAATCTACTTCGTTAAGTAATGTGGATTTAAAAACATTATCAAATGTTAATTTTACATCTTTGCTATGATCAGGAATACTATCCTTAATTCTTTCTATCCAAATATTCATAATTTTCCCCATTGTATGTGTGTCCATAATCTTTCATAGCAATAATATGAAGTCATCCAGACACAATTTATAATAAGAGTAGGCACCAATGCCTCATCTAAACTTTGACCTGTTGCAACAAGTAAAGTATAGGTGCTGAGTAAAACCCAACACCTATAAATTAATGTTTTGACTAGTGTTCTAGTCTTTGTTTCCATCTTTATCTTCGTATTTGAAGTATGCGTCATATAACCAGTTGCCTAGTACAACAGCGCACAAAGTAGTAAAGAATGTCATTAGAGCGTTGCGCCACCGATAGTGCGATTACATGGGCATAGTTCGCCTGTTTGGCAAGCGTCTAACACACGCAATGTTTCTTCTGGGCTACGGCCAACATTCAAGTTGTTGACAGTAACGTGTTGAATGACGTTTTCTGGGTCAACGATGAAAGTAGCACGTAACGCTGCACCGGCCGGCGCATAGAATACACCTAGTTGATCTACTAGACCAATTGTTTCACCTTCCCATTCGTCACCGCGGGCGGTGTCAGCAAACATCCAACTGTTGGTCTTCTTTAGTTCTTCGTGATTTGCGCGCCAGGCCAACTTACAGAATTCGTTGTCTGTTGAGCCGATCAATAATACGGCATCACGATCAGCGAAATCACTGTTCAACTTGTCATAAGCAACGATCTCAGTTGGGCAAACGAACGTGAAATCCTTAGGGTAATATACAATTACCTTCCACTTGCCTTCAAAACTCTTTTCCGTAATTGTTTCAAAAGCATCGTCTGGGGTCAACTTACCTGGCTTTACGCCAGTAACTGCAAATGACTTTAACTTATCTCCGACTGTTTTCATTATAAACTCCTATAGGTAGTGAAAGTATATAGTAGCACAATCCTTGTGCCAAAACAATCATTTATATGAAAAATTGATCTAAGGTTGCCCATATTATTATTAATATGGGTAGAATAGTAAAGATTATTTTTAATTTACTAGGTCTTGTTGTGGTGGCAACGTGACAACTTTTACAATTATGCTGCTTCAAAATTTTGTTTTCTCTGTTCGGCATTTTTAACTATTTCTTGTTTTCTAGTGGCATCAGCATCCCACCAATCTGTGATTTCTTTTGCTGTTCTAAAGCATCCAATACAAATACCTCGTTTGACACGGCAAACGGCAATACACGGAGATTTAACTTCGTTAGTACTAATCATGGGTCTTGATAGATTATTTTTTGAGTGGGGTCTTTGTTATAAAAGGATTAGGTTGTTTCTTAATATGATTTAATTGTGTTTCTTTTGACCACAGTTTGTTCTTTGTATTATTTAAAATGTAATTTAAAAGTTTTAATCCGCCACCTATGCGATTTAAATCTATCATATGATAACACCTCTTTATTGTTTATATTTATTATATTATCATCCAGCCTAATTTCAGTAAATCTGTTCGCACTTCATCTGAAATTTCTCCCTCAGACATATGAAGTTTATTATGAAATATTTTAGCATCCTCTACAGTATCATATGAGGCATTAGTAAGACCAGTGCAATAATAATCCAAATAATCTCCGCTGCCCTTTATTTCAGCAATAAGTTCGCCAGCATATCGCCAACTACAACTCCAAAATTCTTCCTTTAAAATTGACAAAATTTCATTTTTAACAAATTCATTATTACATAAAGCAGCATATAGATGTTGTGCGTATGTATCATTCTCTTTAACTTTGTTTACTATCCATGACGATGTTTTAAGATCCTTTTCTAGATTATAGGGTATGTATGCCATCACTGCCGTCCTCATTTACTTCTATCCAAGTATAATCACCCAACCACTTTACTCTACAAAAATATTTATATTCTTCTGGTTTAACTGCATGCCAATCATTGGGGCCAAGCGGTGTCAATATTGATTTTTGTTTTTTAGTATCAAATACTAGCCAATAGCATTGATTATGATATAACTGAAATTTATATTCAGCACTATGAACCATATCTGTTAATTCTAAGCGTCTTTGTATCTGCTGTGCTTGTTTCTGTAATACATTTACAAGTTCCATGATACGATCATATTCTTGACTAGCATGTAATCTAGCCACGTTGACCATGATATCTTTTTGTTTAGTGACAGGAACTAGTTCAAATTTAGGGGCACCTACTTCAGTAGGATACTTACTTACATTACAATTAAAAAAGGAAACAAGAGAGTTATCGATAGTTACATCAAAACTCTCTTGCCCTTTAGCACTATTATTTTTAAATGGTTTTTCGTTACTCACTCTTTATTTAAAGAAAACCAATGCCATCAAAATACTTTGCATGATAAAGCCCATACCAATAATTACTAGACTTACGACATTACGTTCAAGTATTGCCTTGATATAAAATAATGCCATTGCTGCCCACAATATAATAACCATATCAATTGGAGGAGTATTGTCAGTAAGTCCAGTCATCAATCCAAACATACTTGGTACTGTTACGGCATGTAGTGCGATAAGACCAGTCCAACCAATACCATCAATACTGACTTGGCGAATGCTTTGCTTAAACTCAGTCCAAAGTTTAAAACAAAACTTTTTTATAACATCAATATAAACTTGAATGTCCATTTAACCCTCGTAAAAAATATGAGTTCCAATTTTTGTTACACGCTTCAGCTTCCAATTTGGATTTACATAGTCGGCATGATAGTACAGTGCGTTTTCAATGCTCTCCAACTTGAAATCTTCGAGAAATACCATTTTAGCAACACGATAGCTTTCTTCGTAGGCTTCGTCATTGATAGGACGATTTCTATGTTTACTATCGCAATACCAACTAAATTGACATATCACACGTTCAGTAAATCGTGACTTTTGATATACGACAGCACAAATATCTCTTGGAAACTTATTACTATTAACACGATTAAGTGTAACCTGTGCTACAGCAACTTTACCCTCAAAAGGTTCATTGCCCGCCTCACGATAAACATTTATGGCAAGACAATCAAGACTTTTTTCTACTTCGGCAGCAGTCATATAGTCTGGATTAACTTCACGTTTTTGTAAATCATCTACTTTTTTGAGTATGACAAAGTTGGTTAATAACACAACAATGACAAGCCCAATTAATAAATTAATTCCTTTCAACGACTTTTCCATCATAGTTTCTCCGCTGTTAGTTGCCTAACTTAAGGTAAGACTTTAAGTATGTATCGTATAATATATTGTCTATCTAATCAACTATTTTGGGTAATCATGCTACCCAACAATCACAATTACATGCTATCACTTTGTCAATAGCCTGCTGTACTTCATTGGCAAATCCCCCGGGAGCCGTACTTGGAAGCAGTGTTGATGATGTCAATTCTGCATCAAGATTAGGGGGAATAATTTCAATCGGTTGATTCACGCCCTCTGGATAGTCTAATGGTGGGTCACAAGCCACTGCTGCTCCTGTACCAATAAGTGATGTGGCAACAGGAGATGGTTTGGCTCCGTAAATTGGTTCTATTCGGTTCCCCTCACATGGGAAACTTTGATCTGGCACAGGGGCATCAGTGCCACTTGATAAAATTTCTACTGGTATAATAGGTGGCTCGTAACCCTGAGGTGTTTCTGGCAATTCTGCCAATGGCGTTTCTTCATTACCAGGCGGGGCTGCCAATATTGCTGCTGTAGGATCAGTCTCTATATATTGTATTTCATTATAACACATTAACCCAGGTAAACATGGATCATAATAACTTACTGGAATAGGGACTCCTTCGCCGGCAAATACTGGGATCGTATATCCATTTATTCCATCTACTGCGTCTGGTAGTGTACCGTTAGTAAGTAGTTGTTCTTTGTCTTGTTCACTCATATCATTTGCAAGATTATTATCAAGTTCTAAACCTGCTCTGTTTAACCGTTCTTCGTTTCTACTTTCACGCATCATAGCAATAACACTTTGCCCGCCTGCAAAGTTTAAATCACTAATATTTTCTAATGTTTGAGCATACATATGGGGCAAAGTATTAGCAGCAAGCACAGGAATTCCGTCTACAAATATATATTGAGATGTGGGATAGCCGGCTACCCATTGATCAAAGGGTATTGGAACAGGAGCACTAGCAATGTATCTAGCACGTTGTTCTTGTTTAAGAGCCTTACCAGTTATATTCCAATTAGTATTCAACAAATTTGATGATTGAAAATTGCTAGGCGTGGCTACACTTATGTTTAATATTTCTTGATCAGCACTAGTACAATAGTCGTTAATAATACTATCCATGTCAGGCCATCCTGGACCAGGTGGTGCAGTAATTGTAGCAGTTGGTATAGTTGCACTATCTGTACCAGAAGATGTTAGCGTAGCAAGTATTACTCTACCATAGTTACCACTACCATTGAAACCAACACTATCAGGGTCAGTACCTAGTGTAAGTGTTGCTGTCGCGCCATTACTTATAGTAATGGTAGGGGCAGCAGCATTATCTCTTAAATATCCTCCGCCCTTATTATCAATCGTTACACCTGTCACTGTATAAAGACCTGTATCTACATTAAATGAAGTTTGTACAGTTGCAGTTGCTTCTTGCCATTGTACAGCAAGATATAAATTTTGATATATTGTTTTAAGAGCATCTGTTTCTAATTGTTTAATACCATCATAAATTTCACGTAAAGGATAACAAAGGCCACTCATCGCTCCAAAGAAATTACTCATAGTAAATGTGCCATATACTCCGCCGCCCACTGCGCAAATACTTTGTGATATTCTTGCTAATCTAACATCTGTAGGAACATCAGATCCATTTACTAAATTTAAGCCAAACATGTTTTCATTTGAATACGCAACTTGAGCAAATTTTTCTAGTTGCACTTGATTAATGTTAGTAATCTGCTGCATACTAGTGCTAAAGGCGCCTGCTAATACACGCTGATCTTCAGGCAAGATACCCTTTAAATATACGCCATAGCCCTTTTCTGGGATAGCAAAACGTAATTCATCAGACTCATTATTTTGATTTTGTGTTTCTTGAATGTTTGCCATAATTATTTTTTATCGTAATTAAAGTGATCGTTAATTGGTACATTATGGTGTAATATAAATGACCCCGGTCTTTCGCCTGCCCAGAAACTATTGTTGCCTGCATCTACTACACGCACAAACTTCATACCAACATCTTCTAGTCCAACAACTTCGTCATACCATGAACGACCATTGCGCATGACCGCTATACGCTTACCATATACTTCTGTTGCTGGAATAAATCCTTTATCTCTAGTAAGTATAGGAGCAGTTGTGCTGCATACAAGTGTTATACCATCGCTAGTGCTTATTCGCACACAAGGTTGATAATCGTTAAGTGTTTTGACTACTTGTCCGTCAACTATTTCTAAATTATCAGTGCCAAGACTAATTTTCATACCGCTTTCAAGCATCCACGCTTTTGTGATTTCTCTGCCGTTGTGTTTTTTCTCTGTTTCTACTAACGGTATAAATGACTCTAGTGCTACGCAACCTCCTCCCCCTAGTGGGACAGTGTTTCTTGTTGAACCGCCGGCTCTTCCAGGTCCTGGATCTTGTGTAGTTATAGGTAGAGGTTGAGCAGGTAGTGTAGCAGGTAATTTTTCCTCTATAATTTCCCCTACAGTTAATGCTGGTTCTGGTTCAGGTATTACTTCTGGTTCATAAGTTGGTATAGGTGGAATTTCCGGTTCTGTTTGTTCTACAACACTAGGAGCAATTAATTGTGGATTTAGTTTCCCATTAACAAATAATAAGTAATATGTTTTACTGTTTGTTGGATTAGGTTCTGTATTATAAATAGGTACAGTTAATGATTGAAAACTTATTGGAAATAGTTTTTTAATGTTTAATAAATCTGCTAGTGTTTCCAAATTTTTAGTTTTGCAGTTAAGAGTTACTAAGATTTCTTTTAAATCAGCATCTTGTATTATTAAAAATGCACTATATAAATTTTGCTCTTGTATAAAAGTTGCCGGAGTATCACTTGTAATACCCCCAATATCTGATGCTTCTAACCCTGACGCTAACAAAGCAAAACTTAATTTATTTGTAAGTGCATTATTTTTCTTTAATGTTTTTAACAAATTACTTGGTAGTCCAAAAGTAGCAATATAACTTAAATCCATTGCTTTGCCTATATTAATTAAATCTTCACCAAATGCACGATTAGCTAAACTTACTCCAGTGATGTCACTACTAGTAAGATCATCCATGTTACTGTATACACCCTTAAGAAATTCTTTACTATCTTGTATAGCGAAAACTGCTTTGTTGGAATAATCTAAAAACCCCTGTGCTGATAAAAACGATTGTAAAAAATATCTATATGCAGGATTATCTTGATCTGGATATTCACCGTTATAATTAAATTCTCCCCATGCTTGTAACGTTATTAAACGTATCCAGCCCCACTGCGTAATACTTACGTTAGGATTGGTAGTATTATATGGATACCAAGTTGCTTCTTGTCCTTGTCCAGCATAAAGAGGATCAACAGTAGAACCTGAAGGGAGTACACCATTGCCAGGTATACCGTACCCACTGTTTACTTCACCCTCCCATTGATCACTAGGATCCTCTACAAGATATGTTGGAGGTAAACTATTAGCTAATGCAGGTATACGGCTTTGACCTACATTTAACATTATGTCATATGTATTATTGCTAACCGTTTGGTCAGATCCACTGGGATAACCTCTTACATATGCATCTTTTATAGCATAAGTAATCCATTTAAGGCATGTATTATTAACTATCTCGCCAGGACTATATTCAGAATTTATTTTACTAGTACCTGCTAAAGTTCGTACTTTAGGATTAATATAAAATCCTTGGTTTTGTAGTAAGGATCCTAAAACGTTTATTCCTAAAGGACTTTGTTTCCCAGTATCGCTCATGGCACATATACCGTAGCATCATTGTCTTTTACTGTATGTCCACAAGTATTACTACTTGTTACACGTACTACTTGTATAAATTCAGCGTAAACTGTTGGACTTGGTTCGTTTACCTTTGCATTTTTATGTGGTTGATGTGTTTTTTTACTTTTGAATGGTTCATGAGGTGTTATAGGACAATTTAATAATGCAACCTTTTTAAAATCGGCAAATACTGTACCCGCACATCCACTCTCAATTAATTTGCCGCCAGTTGTATTTTGATCGTCTTTTCTTGCTATCTTTGGCATTAACCTACTAGTACCTTTTTCTCAGGCATAGTTAGTCCAGTCGTGGCTTGAATATATTTCAACTCAACATTTTCATCAACGACTGCAACTAACGCAACACTAGTAGTATTTATTGTTACAAGACTTGACGGTTTCGCAGTAAATAAACTGGGGACGAGGCCTAAACCTCCATTCTGTCCTGCAACTACAGAAACAGGATCTATAATTTGAATATTAGGCAAATCAACTGATTTTACCTTAGCAACTATTTCCTCGCCGCTGTTTAATTTAAAACTATAAACTTTATCTACTACAAAATTCATTTTATTCTCCCTTTTGGAAATATTCACGTAAATTAGCGTATCCACCTATATGCTTCCCATCAATAAAGATTTGCGGTACACTTTTAGCATTTGGAACAGATTCAAACAGTTGCTCACGATTCCATCCAAATCCTAATTTACGCTCATCAATATCAGCGCCCTTTTCATTTAATAACTTGAGCGCCATAGTGCAATAACCACAATCTGGTTTGCTCCAAATCACTGCTTTCATTTTATTCTCCTTATAATGATGGTAAATCGTCATATTCTAATTTATCACTCATAATGCCTATGACATAATTAGTGCTTTCGTTTTCTTGTAGTGCTGTTTGCTTTTTACTTGTATCGCTGTGTTTGTTGAACCAAGGTATGGGCGTAACTTTGGGTGCTGGCTGATTATATTTTATACCAATTTCTTTGAGCGCAGTATTAGCGGTATAATCTACAAAATCTTTTAATATGTTTGCATTCAGACCGATAACACTACCCTTACTAAACAAATATTCAGCCCACGATTTTTCTTCACGTATTACATCCATATACATAGTATAGACTTCTGCTTCGCACTGATCGGCTGCCTTGATAAATCGTGGATCTTCTTTTACTACTTGATTTATAATCCAAGCAGTCCACTCTTTATGTAATAGTTCATCCTGCAATATCAAACTGATAATATTCCCGTTACCTATAAACATTTTGTTTTCTACCATAGCAAGGCTAGTTGCAAAACTTACCATAAATCTAAATGCTTCTAATGCATAACTTGCATTAAGTGCTAACCAAATGGCTTTAATATGGTCACTTTCTTTTACTTTTTCTCCTGCTTCTACTTTACAATTTAGTAAATGTAAATCATCATAGTACTTGCCAACACTGCTTGCCATGTCTATAATTTCTTTTGTATCATGTATATTATTAAATATGTCCTTAGGCACATTGTAAATGTTGCGTATTATGTGACTATATGATCTACTATGAATATTAGTTTCAAAGAATGTCCAGTTATAAACAAGCGCCTCTAGTTCCGGCAATGATATCACTGGTGTAAATATCTGACTAGGCCCACGACCTTGCAAACTATCTAATGCAGTTTGGCGTAGTAAGTTACTAGTGAAAATATGTTTTACAGCTTCGCTAGCGTCTTTAAAATCATTAGCATCTTTGGTTAGACTAACTTCTTCTGGCACCCAAAAGAAACCACGCGCAGTTTGTTCTAGTTTCTGTACCTTGTTATATTTTACTTCTTCAAATCTTTGTATAGTTACAGGACCGCTGGGGTCAAGAAACATTTTGCGATTGAGATAATCTGTTTTTGTTTTTAAATTATATTGTTCTTTACTCATTTTAATAATTTCCTGATGCTAATACTATTTTACAAATATGTTCTAGTCTTTCTATGTGTTCATAGGCGCGCCAGGGAGTAGTATCTATGCTTACTACTCCATGACCTTTAATACCCACGATATCATATTTAATATATCCCATGGTATCCAAACATAGATTATTATGTACTTTATCTGCTAATTCTTGGCTTATTGGTGGTACATCAGGAACGTTAGGGGCTACTTTTGTATATCGTCCCAACTCTGGAAATCCTTGTACAAGTTTGTCTAGTTCTATACCGGCATGCATAGCAGCAACACAATATGTTGGATGAATATGAACTACAACACGCACATCGCAGGGTAAAATAGCAAATTTTTGCAATCCAAAGTGCATAGGTATTTCCCCACTGGGCCTTAGGTTACTACTAATTGCTGTATATTCCATTTCAGACCAACTATAAAACTGTCCTAGTGGTTCATATGATATTGCTATTTTTTTGAATTGATCTGGTTGTAATGTTTGCTTGCGTACCCCACTAGGAGTAATATAAAAATAATTACGGTCATGATGACGTATGCTTACATTGCCATCACGACTAGTTATCCAGTTGCGCTTGTAAGCATCAACCATTATATCACAAATAGTTTCTAGCATTATAGTTTACAACTCTCGCAATCTTCTTGTGCAATATCTTCTTCTACTTTTTGTGCTACCTGTTCTTCAACTACTTTTGCGCCGGCCTTATTGATTAGACTATAATAAAAAGTCTTTAGTCCATATTGATGTGCCAACATTAAATTCTTAGCAATTAATGTAGTAGGAACTTTACGTTCTGGAAAATGTGCTGGATTATAAAACGTATTAGTGCTAATACTTTGATCAACATATGCTGCTAATACTGCTGCTGTTTTGATATAACCAAGACAATCAAACTGCTCCCACATAAGTTCATATTTGTTTTTAAGTTTATTATATTCTGGAACAACTTGTGTGAAACTACCTGCCTTACTTTCTTTCGTACTAATCAAACTCATAGGCAATTCGATACCATTAGTTGAGTTAATGACTACGCTTGAACTTTCTACAGGGGCGATTGCCATCAATGTAGCATTTCTTACACCATGTTGTTTCATCTCACTACGGAGTGGTTCCCAGTCAAGTTCAGGTTTAAAGTTTACAATTTTGTTTACACCTTTAGCACGTAACTCCCAGGGGAAAATGCCTTGACCATAACGTGTTTTGTCACTATCTACACACTTACCACGTTCTTTGGCTAGTTCTACAGTTGCTTCTGTCAAGTAAAAAGCCTGATGCTCCATCCAACTTTTTACTTCTTGTAAACTATCTTTGTCGCCATACTTTAATCCACGCTTGGCGTGCCAATACGCTAGATTAGTTACGCCTATACCCAATGGTTGTATCTCATCATTACTAAGTTTGCTTTGTATTGATAAGAAATCTTGGTAGTCAAGTATATTACAGAGGCTGCGCTGTAATATACGACATGCTCTACGCATATCTTCAGGATTACGAAATGCACCCCAGTTAATACTTCCTAATGTGCAAAGCGCGATACGACCTTGATCATCGTCTAGTCGCTTAAAGGGTTTTGTGGGCAATAAGATTTCGCAGCATAGATTGCTTTGATAGATAGTATGATATTCTGGGTCAAAGGGACCTTGATTCATAACATTATCAATGAATACTAGATAGATACGTCCTGTATCTGTTCTTTCTTTTAATATACCGCCCTTGAATACATCTTCTGCATTCATGGTCTTTTTGCGTAAATCCTTACGTTTTTCATATTTGACGTAAAGTTCTTCAAACTTCTCAGAATTTGTATAGAATGTCTCATATAAATCAGGAACTTCATTGGGGTCAAAAAAGGTTATATTTTCACGGTTTTTGAACCTTTTCCAGAAGAATGCACTCAGTACTACGCCATAGTCCATATGACGCACTCTGGTTTCATCAGTTCCTTGGTTATTCTTCAATACGATTAAATCATCAAACTGATAGTGCCATATTGGATAGAATACTGTAGCACTAGCATTTCGTATGCCACCTTGACTACAACTGCGTAGATCTCCAAACCATTTCTTTAAAAATGGTATCATGCCAGTATGCATGACTTCGCCGCCGCGAATAGGACTACCCAATGGGCGTAGTCTGCCAACTTCAAGACCAATGCCAGCACGTTTGCTAGCATACTTTGCCATCATCTCTCCGCTAGCAAAAATACTATCAAGATCGTCATCGCTACGAATAAGAACGCAACTACTAAATTGTTTTGTGGGTGTGCCAAGTCCTGCCAACACAGGAGTAGCAAGAGTAAATAACCCATCACTAGCGCAGTTATAATATTCTTTGACAAGACGAAGGCGTTGGACTTTATCTTCGTTATGAAATACTGTTGCTGCTGCAACCATGTAGCGAATTTGTGGGGTCTCATAAATTTCCTTCGTGGCACGATTGCGTACCAAATACTTTTCTATCAACTGTTCAATGGCTGCATAACTGTACTGCTCGTCCTTTTCATGGTCAAGCATGTCATTCATCTTGTCCCATTCATCTTGTGTATACCAGTCTAGTAAATCTTTTGTATACAATCCCAATTCAACATTTTTCTGTACAATACTATAGATATGTGGTGGCTGATAATTACCATAAACATCTTTACGTAACATACTAACACGTTGCTTGCCAGCCACATACTGATAATTAGTATGTCCAATATCTGGATTATGTTCAATATCGATTAGGTCTACAATAGCACGTAATGTAATCTCATCAATTGTTCGTGTAGTAATACCGTCATAGAAATGTGGCTGTGCTTTGATCTCAATCATACTTTGGGATATATCGGCTATGCCACTACAAATTTTAGCGACTTGTGCTTGCCATTTTTCAATGGCTAAAGGTTCTGCTTTTCCTGATCTTTTAATTACATTTATTTTCATTACAACCCTATTTTTGAATACAGCGGACTAATATTTAATATTCTAGTTATCTTAAAGTCTTTGATGTGATTATTTACTACAGTGTTTGGCCAGTAATTCATCACATATTTTGCGTTATCAACTAGGACTAATACCACTTCGTTATTATTATCATCTATTGCTTCAACAATTTCAAGTTTATTGTTGCCCAGTAATAACACAGTATAGAGCATACCCAACGCCCTCGCGTAATAACAATAGATATTATCATTTAATAATTGCCAAGGCGTGGGCCAATCTTTTACAAAATCAACATGTAGGTAATATGTAGATAATGGAACATTTTGCCAAAACTTATCTACTTCTTGTATTTGGATATTAAGTGGTAAAGATAGTAATTTACTACGTAGGTCTACCCATGATCGTAACCCCCTTTCGTAGTCAAAGAGGAAAATGTTGGTCACAATGTACTTATCAAAAGCACACTGTGACCATTGCAATTTATTAAGCGTAAGTTGCGTTCAATGTGAACCACTGAGTGGTTGTTGTTGCAACAAAGTCTAGTCTTGCGCCTGCTGCTAATGAAAAGGCTGCATTAGTAGACAATGAATTAATTACGCCACTACTTGCAGGATATACACTTAATGCAGTGCCTGAAGTATTTAACACAGTAATACGCATACCTGCTACTGCTGTTGGTAGTACAACACCCTGACCTGCACTTACAGTTGCTACTACGTTTATATCTTTAGCCAACACAGTTGCAGTGCCTTGCGTTGATCCTGCTGCACTTATGCCAGTTGCTACTGATGATATAGTATAACCTGTTACAGTTACATTAGCCTGTGCTGAGATATTACCTGATACAGTTAAACTTGTTAATGTACCCACTGATGTTATATTAGGTTGTGCAGCAGTCGTTACTGTTGCAGCACTACCGCTTACACTACCGCTAATTGTAGAACTTACAGTCAAGCCAGTTAGTGTTCCTACTGATGTGATATTTGGTTGTGCAGCAGTCGTTACTGTTGCAGCACTACCGCTTACACTACCGCTAATTGTAGAACTTACAGTCAAGCCAGTTAGTGTTCCTACTGATGTGATATTTGGTTGTGCTGCTGTTACCAATGTACCAGTTAGTAATGTACCACTTACGTTACCTGTACTTACGTTACCGCTTACAGTTAAACTTGTTAATGTACCAACTGATGTGATATTTGGTTGTGCTGCTGTTGTTACTGTTGCAGCAGTGCCTGCACTACCGCTTACTGAACCACTGATTGTACCACTTACTGTCAATGCACTTAGTGTACCAACACTTGTTATATTTGGTTGTGCTGCTGTAGTCAGAGTGCCTGTTAGTAAACTTGCACCAATTGTACCACTATTAGCATAAACATTACCGCCTATTATGTTACCATCAGCATTACGTGCTACCAATGTGTTTGCTTCATTTCCTACGTTACCATTTACACTTAATATAACTAGTGAACCACCGTTATACCCAGTAGCACCACCTGAACCAAGTAAATAACTACCAAATGCTAACTGTTGATTTGTATTGGCTGTAATAGTACCACTAGCACCTAGTGTTATTGATGTGCCATTAACAGTTAATGATGCATTGGCTAATCTTGCTTGCTCAAGTGTGCCACTTGAAATATTGCTTGCGTTTAGACCAGTTAATGCTTGCCCATTACCTATAATATTACCTACGCGCAAGTTACCATATGTGCTAAATGTTACTACTTCATTTGCTATAGTTGCAACGCTAGCCATACCGAATTCAGCCGCGCTTGTGTCCCAACCCATGAATGCGATACGTGCTTGTGTATCATAATAGTTTAATGCAGTGCCTACATCTAATCCAGTATTGCTACTTGGAGGAGCAGCGTTAGGTCCAGTTTGTAACTGAATGATACTATCTTCAACTGATAAATCTGAAACATTAATGTATACAAGATTGCCTTCAACATTAAGGTTTCCGTTTACAACAGCATTGCCTGAAACACTTAGATTACCAGTGAATACACCTGTAGTTGCACCGATATTGCCAACATTTGCATTACCACTAACAGATAATAAATTTGCAGTGATATTAGCGGCAGTAATATTACCACTTACATCTAAACTTGTTAATGTTCCAACTGATGTAATATTTGGTTGGGCTGCTGTTGTTACTGTTGCAGCAGTACCTGCAGTTGTAGCCGCGCCAGTTAATGCACCAACAAATGTTGTCGATGTTACACTTGTTAATCCGGCTACAGTTGTTACTGTATCTCCTAACGTTAGGGTAGTATTACCTAAAGTTAAACTTGCATTAGCCAATCTTGCTTGTGCGAGTGTACCGCTACTTATATTGCTAGCGTTTAAGTTAGTAAGTGCCGAGCCATTTCCGCTTACGGTAGTAAACACACCTGCTGCTGCACCGATATTACCAACATTGGCATTACCAGTTACGCTTAACGCTCCAGCAGTAGTTAGATTGCCACCTGATACGTTACCTGTCGCTACTACAGCACCAGCAGTAGTTAGATTGCCACCCC